CGTTTCGAGCCGCTGTATGCGTCGGGCGCCTACTATCCCAACGTCGTGCCGCTGCGCCGCATCCGCATCCAGGCGACGTGGAACGCGGTCACGTATGACCTCTTCCACGGCTACATCGAACGCTGGCAGCCGTCCTATCCCGGCGTGCTCGACAGCGAGTGCGAGGTCACGGCGGTCGATGGCTTCAGCGTCCTGGCCGCGGCAACGATCAATGGCGACTACACGCGCCAGTTCAGCGGGGCGCGCATCGGCGCGGTGCTGGACGCGATCAGCTGGCCGGCGGGCGACCGGGCGCTGGCGACCGGCATCAACGAAGTCCAGGCGCGCACGCTCGTCAACGACAACGCGCTGAACCATCTGCAAGCCGTGGCGCTGGCCGAAAACGGCTATCTGTGGATGAACCCCAGCGGCGTCGTGACCTTCCGCAATCGCGCTAGTCGCGTCCAACTCCCGATCACGACGCACGTGACGCTCGGTGATGGCGGCGGGTCAGAGGAACTGTACACCGATGCCGTCTGGGACTACGACACGGCGCATCTGTATAACGAGGTGCGGGTGACGCCACGCGGCGGCACGGAGCAGACCGCCAGCGACAGCACCAGTCAGACAGCGTACTACCGGCGCACGCTCGTTCTGAGCGATACCGAACACGCTGAGGATGGTGACGCCTCAACGCTCGCGCAACTGCTCATGACGACGTACAAAGACCCGCAGTACCGCGCCAAGACGATTACGCTTGATGCCACGTCCGACCCCACGACGCTCTGGCCGCATCTGCTGGGCCGTGACATTGGCGACCGCATCAGCGTGGCGAAGCGCCCACCGGGCGGCGGCACGGCGCTGACGCAAGTCTCGTGGATCGAGGGCGTGTCGTTCACCTGGACGGCGGATGGTGGCGTCTGGGAACAGATCGCCTGGACGGTGACGCCGGCCGACACGCAGACCTACTGGCATTTGGATGACGCCACCTACGGCGTGCTCGATAGCACCACGCGCCTCTGGTGGTGAGGGAGTAGCGCATGGCCTGGACAACGCCGCGTACCTGGGTCGCGTCGGAAGTGGTTACGGCGTCGGTAATGAATACCCACGTGCGCGACAACCTGACCTACGTCAAGGACGTGCTGGACGGCGTGCAGACGCAATCATGGACGCCGCGCTATGCGGCCGGTGATGCGGTCGGGCACAGCATCGTCCAGCGCAAGGCGCGGGGCTCGCTGGGCACTCCCACCATCGTCAGTGCATCCGACAGCCTCGGTACGCTCGGCTGGGCCGGCTACGACGGCAGCGCCTACCGCGAGGCGGTGCAACTCAAGGCGTTCGTGGACGGCACACCGGGCGCGTCAGACATGCCAGGCGCGCTGTCCATCCTGACGAGCGCGGATGCGGGCATCACGCTGACGGAGCACTGGCGCCTCAAGCAAGGCAGGCATGGTTCCAGGACTTCACGGAGGGGAGCGGTCTGCTGACCCTGGCCGGCTTGACAACGCAGGTCCAGTCAACCGGCCTGCGTATCTGGTACGACAGCGGCAGCACGCGCCGGGCGCTTCAATTCGTGACGAACGGCGTCGTCGCAATGGACCTGGGCCGCACAGCCGGCGGCACGCTTGACGCCGGCTTCTACCATCCGGTCGTGTTCAACGACGCGGTTCAGGTCAACAACACCAGTTCCACTCCTTTTTCCATCGGCACGAGCAGCGGCGACATTCTGACGGATTCGAACGCTAACCTCGGCCTGAATGACGGCAACCTCTGGCTGGGCGACATGGCCCACAATGCTGGGCACGGCGTCGCCAAGGTCATCATGAGCGATCAAGGGTCGCCCAGTGTCAGCCCGCCGAGCAATCACGGCCTGGTCTGGTACGACGACGCGGCCGGCGCGCTGAAGCTCCGCACCGACACCGGCCTGATCCGTCAGATGCTCCATGCCGGCTGCCGCGTCTACCACAGCGCCGCGCAGAGCATCGGCAGCGGCACCTCAACGGCGCTAAGCTTCAACAGCGAACGCCACGACAGCGACGGCTTTCACAGCACGTCCAGCAACACCAATCGCATCACCATCCCGGCCGGCATGGGCGGCAAGTACGTCATCTCGGGCCAGGTCCGGTTCGCCGCTAACGCGACCGGCTTCCGCGAGGTGAGCATTCGGGTTGGCGGTGCCACAACTATTGCCATCCAGGACACCCTCGCTGTCGGCGGCGTGCCAACCATCCTGTCGATTACGACGGTGTATGAGTTGGCGGCGGGTGATTACGTGGAATTGCTCGCCTACCAGAACAGCGGCGGCGCACTGGACGTGGATAGCAGCGGCAACTACAGCCCGGAGTTCAGCATCGCGGCGGTGGGGTAGGAGGGGGCGATCATGGACGAAGCACGGATGCGCGCCGACCTGGCGGCCCGTCTGGCGGCGTTGGAGCGGCAGCACGGCGACCAACTGGCGCTCTTTCGCGCCGCGATTGCGATGGGGCAGTTAGAGGGGCGCATGGCCGAACTGAGACTGGTGATTAGCGGTCTTGACGGAACAGGCACGGAAGAAACTGACGACAATCGCACGGATACAGCGACGGATTAGGAGACATGTTGCCAACGCTTTCGTCTGACAATATCTCCAATCGCTATCTCGCTTACTCCGAATACAGGCGCGAGTTCCAGATAAGTCACGCCGCCCGCAGCATAGCGGATGCGAATTTCGCGCACCTGATCCTCGGTAAGGCGAGCCCTGCTATTGCGCTCGCCGCGCTGACCGCGCTGACCACCGCGCCCTTTTTCCTCTTTGTCGGCCATGTTGTCGGCGTGCGTGCCGAGAAACAGGTGATCTGGTCGGACGCACGGGGGATTATCGCAGCGGTGAAGCACATGCATCCCATCCGGTATCAGACCATTGGTCAATTCCCACGCAGCGCGATGTGCCCGAACGTTGACCAACCGTCCGTCGTGATGGCCGGCCACATGCCCGTACCCATATTGATCGGTACCGCCAAGCCACAGCCAACATCCGTCGCCGTCAATTCGCTGAACCTTGCTCCAAAATCTGTCTACGATTGGTGTCGGATGATGTTCGGCGGTCTGGAAACAACGGTAACTGCAAAACCGGCGGGGCGGCGATGGCCGACCAGCGAACGATATGCCGCACTGTTCGCACGTATACTGGGTCTGCATCGCAGGGTACCTCCTGTCGGTGTCACGGTCGGGGCGTGCTCTAACACGCGCCCGACCCTTCGATTCTACAAGGGGATTATATCAAGGCGTGCCGAAGTGCGCGCCATCCTGACGGGCTTTGACGCGCCGGACGATGACGAGGACACGGGCATCGGGACGTGATCGCTCGGATGGGGAGCCACATGCATGACGTTGCTCACGCCGGAAACAATTGGCATCCCCGCGTTCATCATTCTGACGATGGGCACCGCCTTCATCACGGCGCTGATGAAGGGCGGGCTACGGCTGGGGCGCGAGTATCAGCAATTGGAGGTCTACGCCAAGCAGATGAAGGACGAGCGCGACTTCGCGCTGTCCCGATTGGAGCGTGGTGTGCGGATAGCGGAAACCGCGACCAGCCTGGCGGAACGGGCCATCCCCCCATCATCCTGAGATGGCTCTTCGCGATGCGTCGGCGCCTGTTCGGTCACGAGCCACCGACACCAACCCCGACCGACTACCGCGCGCTCGATGAGTTTGACGCACGCCTGGCGGCGACAGCGGCGCGACTGGCGGCCGTGCGACGGCGGGACGCAGAGTATCGACGCTTTCAGGATGAGCTCCGAGCGCGGCGACCGCCGACTGATGACAATGACGATGCGTAACGGCTGGCGCTTCGCGGCCGTCCACTTCCCGGTGCGGCGCGTCGTCGTCGTGCTGACGGTGGCGCTCGCGCTCTGGCTGGCGGCGCTGATGCTGGCGACCACGGCCACGCTCGACAATGCCGCGCCGCTGGAATTGCTCTGGACAACCATCGCCTTTGTCGGCTGGCTGCTGTCGCTGATCGTGCTCGGCGGTGCGGCCGCGCTGCTCTACTACCGCTACCAGGAGCGGCGCAACGGCGCCGTGCGCTTGCTCGCCTGGCAGTTCGCGCTCGTGTCAACGTGCGTCGTGCTGGGGCTCACAGCGGCGATGGCGCTGGGCCTGGTGTCGCTCGCCCTGCCGGCGCGCACCGAAGATTTAGACGACTGGACCGAGTTCCGGGCGGCTGAAATCCTCGGCTGGCTGGCGCCGTTCTGCCTGCTGACGATGGTGCTCTGCTTCCTCGGCATCACCGCCACCAAGGGCGTGATTGGCCTGTTGTTGCGCCGCTACTACACCATCGAGCCAGGGCCGTACTCGCCGGAGCATCACCCGCATCGGCGGCGCGACGATCTGCGACTGGTCAAGCGACAGGACGAAGAATGATGGGCCTCAACGACCGCGAACTGGTGACGGCGCTCACCAGCGTCTTTCTGCCGATCATCATCGCCATCGTCCAGCGGCCGGCGTGGTCTGATCGGCGTCGGGCCATCGTCGCGTTCGGGCTGATCCTGCTCTGGACGCTGGGCGGCGTCATCTATCTGGGCGAGGGCGTGCCGCAGAGCGTCGATTGGCACGCCTGGCTGCGGCTCCTGCTCGTCAACGCGCTGACGGCCTACACCGTCTATCAGAACCTCTACAAAGCAACGGGCGTGGCGCAACGCATCGAGGCCGCGACCAGCCCGAAGGGCTCGCCCGAGGAGATGTGGGCGGCGGCAGAGAAACGGGCTGAGGGTCACGCGCGCACGCGGCCACCAGCCTCAGATGCGACGTGACCGACACGCCGAAGCCAACCACGGGCGACGTGTTGCGGGCGACGATGAGCGACGGCGACCTGACCGTGGCGCTGGTGTCGCTGCGCCGGCATCGAGCGCGGCTGGCGCACGCGCTCGACGAGGCCGATCAAGACATGGCCGCGATTGAGGCTGAGTTGGCACGGCGGGGCGTGACGCTGGACACGGACCAGTCGTGAACGGGCAGACGCAGAACATTCTCGCCGTGGCGGCGCTCATCCTGGCGCTGCTGATCATTTGGGCGCTATGGGGCAATCCGCTCCCGCGCTGATCGACTGGGACGATCTCACGGACTTCGCCAGCGGCGCGCTGGGGAGGATTGGAAGCAGCATGAGCCTGAAGTATCCCGGTTTCAGCCAGGGCGCGTGGCCTGCTAGGCCGTCTGACTTCCTGATCCACGGCACACGCGGCGGGCAGGCTGACCGGCAGAAAGAGTTTCAGAGCACCTGTAACTGGGTGATGAACCCCGCCAACGGCGGCCTCGGCTGGCACGTCACCATCGGTGACGACACCTACGAGCCGCATCTGCCGATTACCGAATGGGGCTATCACGCGCGCGAGGCGAGCCGCCTGTATATCGGCATCGAGTTCGTGCAGCCCACCGCGGCCGACGCCATCACCGAGGGACAGATCGCCGCCTTTGGCCGCTGGTACTGGTCGATGGTCGTACCGGCCTACAGCCACCTGACGGCGCAGACCACGACGCTGCCGATGCACAGCGAAACGGCGGCCGGCATTCGTGACGGCAAATCAGATGTATATCCCCGTCAGGATGACCGCATTCATGCGCTCCGCGCCCAGTTGTGGGCCGTCATGGCTGGTGTGTCCGCTCAAGACATTACGGATATTCAGTTGGAACGGGAATACCAGCGTGATCCCGAGAGGTTTGGAGCCAAACAGTATAAAGCGTTGCTCGACCGACCATATTACAAGGGCGATGTGCTGGTAACTGAGCGAGCCGTCATCACCCCATCAGGCCCAATCGACGAGCGTGGCGCAAACGATGACTTACTTACCTACTGGTCAAGCCACGGTGTTATTCGCCGCTACTGACCAGAGATGAGCGTGTGTAACGTGGTGCGTTCGGCATGTGCGAAGGCGGTGGCAATTAGCGCATACGACATCGCACTTAGCGATTTCCTCCAGCAATTTCGTCTTGTTGCCTCGATTGATAAGCGCCGAAACATTGCCTTCCTTGCCTATTGCATCGCGATGGTCAAGGTCCATAACGCATGGCGGGTACGAATGACCGCAATCAGCGCACGGGCGGTCCTTGTACGTGGCAACAAGTCCCCAAAGATCTGATTGGCGGGCACGTATGCGCGCCAGCTCAGCCGCTCGATACCGCTCATAGCGAAGCTTGTCAGCGCGCCGGCGCGCCGCCTGAAACTCTGGATCTTCCTTGCGCTCAGCATACCGAGCGCGTCCCCGCTCCAATACTCGCGTCTTGTTGGCCGCCACGTATCGGCGCTGGTACTCCCGGCGTGCCTCTGGATCCTTGAGTGGCATTGGGCCTCCATACGTAAAGGCTATCAATTACCATCAAGTATACCACGTGATTGACGACTGGGAAACCTATCTGACCGACAACAACGTGCTGGTGAAACTGTGATGCGCGCACGCTGGCTCATGACATTGACATTCCTTCCCTTCCTCCTCCTCGTGGTCGTGCTGGGCGGTCAGGATGTCCCACCTCATCCTGACCGCCTGCACGTCCACGCAGTCAGCGTCGAACAGCAGCGCGGAGGTGACGACTGTGGCTAGCGCACGCATTCAGACGGGCATGCCGGAATACGACGGAACCAAGTGGCGCATCATGGGCGCCTTCTCTGGCTGGCCGCAAGACCCCTATTGTCACGAGGTTCCCGTCTACATGGCACAGGAGCCGGGGAAGTGGTTGCTGGCCTTTCACGGCCCGCAAGACCCACGCGACATCAAGCGGGCCGCTGGCGTCAGGCTGCCGACACGCGGTCCCAATCCGCTCACGGGCGCGGTGCGCCTACCGTTCGGCCTGGCTGACGACGGCTACGAGTATGCCAAGGGCGTGCCGTATGTCCACCATCTGCACGTCGAATGGCTGGTCCCGAACGAGAGCGTGGGCGGCGATGTCACCGTTTCGCCCACGGCCGCCACGCTCACGCTCACAGCCGTATCGCCTGGCGTCGTGCTCGGTTCGGTCGCCATCCTGCCCGATGCGGCGATGCTGACATTGGGCGCGGTCACGCCGACCGTGACGCTGGGCGCGACACTGGTGGCGCCCAGCGCAGCCGCGCTGCTGCTGTCAGCCGTCAACCCGACCGTCCTGACCGCAGCGGTCCTGACGCTGCCAGTCACGTCAACCAGCACCGTCAACGGCAGCCACGCCAGCACCAGCGTCAGCACGCGACCAGCCAGCGCCAGTGTCATCACCGATACGCCAGCAAGCGTCATCGTCAGTACACGGCCGGCATCGACCAGCACAAGCAGGCGACCGACCAGTAGCAGCGTTCTCGTCTAGGAGCGATCATGGCTGCCCATTCCATGACCCGCAGCACCGATACCATCCTGACAATCACGGTGATCGACGGCGCCGACCAACCGCTTGACCTGACCGGCAAGACGCTCAGGTTCACGGCGAAGCGGCATATGAGTGATGACCAGGCGGATGCCGTCATCGCCAAGAGCAGCGGCAACGGCATCACGCATCTGGCCCAGTCTGGTGACACGCTGGGCGAGGCGGAGGTGGCTATCGTGCCGGGTGACACGGCCACGCTGCCAGCCTATACGGTTGCGCTCTTTTACGACGTGGAGTTGGCCGATGGCGACGAGCGGTATCAGACCGAGTCGGGAACCTTGTCGATTATGCCGGACGTGACTACGGCGTGACCTTATCCGCCTTACGTCGGCGGTATTGGTCATAGGACTTTTGGCGACTGCATTCGACGCACACTCGCTTGCCCTGTCGGTTGATATATAGGTTACTTCCCTCATAAGGATGTCCTGCTGGGCAGTGAGTTTTGCGTACGTTCCTAGCCGTGATGCCTTCGCCACGTAACACGTTCTCAGCGCTGGTAACTGGTTCTAGGTGATCTGGATTGACGCAGGCGCGATTGCGACAGAGATGATCTAGGGTCAAGCCGTCAGGTATTGGACCGATGAGAAGTTCGTAAGCAACGCGATGGGCAGGGCGTTTCTGTCTGTCAATAACGAAGCGACCATAGCCGCGCTCTTTGCAGCCCAACCATAACCAGCAATCAGACGCATCCTGCCTAGCGACTTTTCGCCAGAACCTTCCGTCGAAGTGCGTTGCTCTAGACCGACCCGAACAAGCACGATCACAGAAGCGTCGTTGGCGTGGCGAAGAAAAGCCGATGCCGCATTGCTCGCATGTATACTGATGACGCATCCCTACCTCCGAGTAGTGGGTGCCACGGTCGGGGCGTGTTGCTGCACGCGCCCGACCCTATCGATTTCCTAGATTATACCGCCTGACCGCACCGCCGCCCGAACGTGCTATGCGCCGTCAGTCCTTCGGGGCTGACGGCTTCTTTGTGTCCGTCAGGGGTTCTTGCCAATCGCCACCACGGCCGACGTGACGCCGCCTGCTGGATTGGTGCGGTACAGGATGATGAAGTCACCTGGCTCACCGCCCGTGAAGGACGCGGCCGGGAACGCCTGCGCGAGCGTGGCGCTGCGGTAGTGCTCGCCCTGCGTGCCGCCACTGGACGCGACCGGGCCAATCAGTTGCTTATCGTCGGGCAGCATCGACCCCAGCGCGCCCAGCACAAAGGCTTTCGTCTTGGCGTCATTGTCGCTCCAATAGCGTTCCAGGTGGGCCACGCGGTCATGCTGGAATAGGGCCATGTAGGCGCCATCAGCGTACATGTTTGGCTTATCGGTTGCGCGATACGACCGC